TCTCTAATGATTCGTTTAGTGCGTTTGGATCTGGTCCTGTAAATTGCTGTATGGGTGATTCATCAAGTTTCGCTTCAGGAATAGTTGGATTTCCAAATGCGTCTAATCGCTTATTCTTGTTAAGCAAATCCATTAAGCCTCTTACCTGATGGCTCATTAACTGCCCTTGCTGTTCGCCTGTCGGCTGTTCCGGTGTTAATGGTGGTTCATCTTCGGCAAAAGGTATTTGTCCTGGATATAGTTTTTGCGTTGGTGCATACTGAGATGTATCGGTATTTACCATATCTGGTGCTTGTTGCTCAAATACCTGATTAACGTCTTTATCCTCAACTGGTTGGTTTGTTACTGCTCCTTGTTGCGGAGTTTTAGAATTTAAGTTTTCCCATTGGATAGGTTTAAATTTTAATATTTTTGGTTCTTGTCTTTTGCTCATTGCTTTTACATTTTTGAAAGTTTGAAATAATCAGCCATCATATTAAGGTCTTTTTCTGGAAATGTAGGATTGTGTTGCTTAAATTTTTTTAATGCTTCCTCAAGCGTATAACCATTTGCTAAACCTTTCCTTATTTCCTTTACTGGAGTATTATCAGTAGGTCCATCTAAACCACGTTGGTTCATTAGTTCATAAGCATCATTCAAATATTTTCTTTTTTCCGTTTCTTTGTATTGATCAAATTCAGCTTGATTCTGGAAAACCATCCCCTGAGAAGCACCAGGTGGATAAAAACTTAATACAGGATTGCCATTTGCATCTTTGGTTTGAGTTAATTTTGTGTTCTTTAAAGTCTGAATTGTTTTCAGTCCTTCCTGTAAATTGGAATATAAATTTGAATAATTATAGTCATTCTCATTATCTAAGTTGTTGTCATTATTATTTCCCTCCCCTGCAACTTTTGTAGCTTCTCCCAGATCAACTGTCTGTGTTTCACCTGTTAGATAATTTCTTAGCGTAGCGACTTTTCTACCATTTTTATTTGCATCGCCTACCTTCATCCATAAATTTTTCATATCAGATAGTTTATCTTTACCAGGCTTAACAAGTGTCCATTTGCCAGTGTTTTCATCAATAGAATATAGGTCTTTGCTTGTATCTATTTGTTCAAGTTTTGTAGATGATGGTTTTCTAAGAAGCATTGAAAGTAACCCTGAGCCTTGATTAAGTAAATTTGGATCAAGGTCTTTATTGCCTAATTGTCCTTTCATAAAATTAACTATTTCATTTGTCTGCAACTGTCTTACTTTTGTATTATCCTTTGATGGTCCAATCTCAGCATCAGGCAACATTCCAAGTTCGTTTAATTGATTATCCATTGGTATCTTTGGTGGTACTGGTATATTCATAGTCTTTGCAGGATCATCACTCATATTCATATTTGGCGATGGTGGTGGAGCTGTTAGTTGTCCTGCATTTTTATTAAAAAGATTTTGACTACTGCTTATAGTCTGCGGAGCAGGTGTCCAATTATTAGGATTTTGTGAATATCCCTCAGCATCAATCGTTGCAACCGGTGCATTATCAATTTCCTGCACTTTACCATACGCTTGGTCCAATGCCTTTAGGAAATTTTCTCTTGCTTGCTCCTGTTTATTTTGTTGTCTTGCCCTTGCAATTACTTCCCAAGCAGGTGCAAGATAATTTACTTTTCTTAAACTTTCTGCAAATCCCATTGTATCACCCTTTTTGTTTTATTAGACTGCAGCTAAGGCCATTAAACCTGTTGTACCAGCAGCAAGTAAATCATCAAACCAGGTATCACCACTCAAATTCTGTAAATTACTCGCTCTTTGTCCATAAGCATTGCCAATCAATCCATATTTAGATAATAGGTTAGCTATATTTTGCTGATCAAAATTGCCAAGTGCTGTTGCATTTCTAAATGAATTTTGGTTTTCACTTTCCATTGCTCCTAAACCTGCCTGTACTCTTCTATTCAATATATCGGCAAGCGAATTAAATCTGCTTCTATTAATAGAGTTTGTTGCATCAGCACTGGCTGCATTAGCGAAACTACCCTTAGTTATTCCCTGTGAAGCCAATCTTGAAGCAACATCTCTTTGTGTATTTGCTATCTGGTTATTAGCATCACGATTGATACTACCCATACTCAAGTCTCTTAATTTATCTAATTGACTTGACATAGCATCATAACCAAAAGGCGTTTTATAATCCTTAAACGGATTATTGGCACTTACATTAAGCCCTCTGGCTTCATTGGCATAACTTTGTAAATCACGATCAAGCTGTTGAGCTGCCTGGTCTCTATCACTTTTTCCCATCTTGGATCTCCTTTTCCATCAGAATTTTATCAATCCCGATTCTCTTAAAACCTACTTTATTGTATAATTTTTCATACTTAGGATCACACATTATTTTTACTTTGTTAAATCCTAATAGTTCTAATTCTTTAATTGTCCTCTTATATAACTTTACGCTTGCAACTGGATTTTCACTTATCAATGGCTCGATCCATCCTTCAACCATAATCCCTGCAATCCCGATAATCTTTCCATCCTGTTCGGCAACATAAACGACACTATCAAATGGAAGAGCAATATGATATTTCCTGCATAATGCTTCTACTTGCTGTTGATCTTGTCTTTCATATATCCGGTAATTCATTATAGTCCAATGTTTAAGTTTTTAAGTTAAATTACATATTATTGATTTTATTCTTTTTGCTTCTTAAACTCTACTGTTCCTATCTGCAAATTCCAGTTTACTATATCGGCTGCATTTTGTCCAACTCGTTTACAGAATTGATCTATTAGCCTTTGTCTTTCCGCTTGCAATCCTTGAATTTGAAAACTCAGGTTCTGTTCTTTCAACAAACTATTTTCAAGTTCAAGTTTTTCTTCTTTTGTCAGATGATAGATTGATTGTTTTTTTTCTGCCATAATTTTTCCTTTATTTTAATTTAAGACTCTCCAAGTACCGTTGGCATATATCCATATTTTGTTTGTAGTTATTTTTTATCCTTCTCATTAATTGCCTATTAATCCGTGAGCATAACTTTTCACCCATTTTGGCAAAAATTATCACGAATTAAGCCATTCTCTAACTCAAACTTTTTTTTATTAAACGTGTACATATGTACCATCGGTTTGGCTAAAGAAACCTTTCATTACGCCGTTATATTTTAATGTTAGTCTTTCATTTAAGGTTATGCCATCCCCTTCCAAATAAGGCTCTACTACCAAAGTCCACCTTTCCCCTAATTGTATTCCGCTCGAAGCCCTTACAAACGGTAAATTGAACACAGCTTCATTATTATTAAGTAGAATCTTTGAAATTGGAGAATTATAAATTTTAAGTCCTGTCTTGTTAAGTTCAACAATGGTTTTATTGTATATTAGAAAGCTCCAATTATTAAACAATACATCGGCAGGGTCAAAAGCACCGTTCTTATACCAAGCAATATAAAATCTCGCATAGGTGGCGTTAGAAGGTATGGTGGCAGTAAGTGTCCGTGTTTCATAAGTTGGAGTATTACCAAGTAAATAAACACCGCCAGCGGGCGTAACATCCATTAGGGCAAATGTCCCCACGTCTGTTTTGATATAAGCCCAAATATTTGTTGCCTTTGATGAACCGTTCATTGATTCCCGTTCAGCAATACCAAAAGAAATTGTTATTGTTTTACCCTTAATGTCATTGATGGGCAGGGTTAAATATGTCCTCCATTGATAAGACGTAAAATCAGTGTTACTACTTGCCATTCCATAATTTGATCCATAACTATTCCAAGTCAAACGATTATTAACATTTATTTCGTTAGTCCACGCACTGGCTGGGTTAGGGGCATTGGGCATTGTCGCTGTTGCATAGGTTTCAGAGGCGTTGGTGAAATCGCCCACTTTTAGAACATCACTTACGCCATCCTTTACACCTAATCCCTTTAAGGTGGCAGACGACTCAAGCCGTACACTACTGTTATATATTTGGCTTGTATCAATAGTCCACCCAGCAATACTCGCCGTGCCGTCTAATCGTAAAGCAAATATTTCGCTTCCTGAATTATTATATCCGAAAAGTCCGCTTGTGTTCAGACTACCTGTCTTAGCCAATTTGATTGCTGAATTCGCACTACCATCAATATTTCCAATCATAATAGAATTACCAAGCAAAGATTGGCTTATACCTGCATTATTGATTTGCATACCATAACCTGCTAACGAGACCACAGGATTATAAACATCGCCACCAATACCACCTGTTAATGCCCATACATTGCCTGCTATGTATACATTACCTTCTAAGAAAGCATTATTACTGTAAAATCCATAATTAGTCAAAGCTCCCCAAACCGTTGTTATCCCTTGTAAATATCCGTGCCTTTCTCTAATAGTCATTACAGGGATAACGCCCGAAGTCCATTCTGCTATTTGACTATACGGTTTACCGCCAATCGCTGAAACTGCAACCGTCTCAACCGTACCGTTACCTTGTGCACCATAATCTAACACCAAAGCACCTTTTTCAACACTAAAGCTATATGAACCGCTTATCAATTCGAAAGTATATGCCTGTGTTTTTGTAGTTGTATTGATACCACCGACATATCCGTCTGCATTATAATTTGTTGCAAGCCAAACCTTTAACCACATATCAAGTATAGTAAGTCCACCATTCTCACGGCTAAAGTGTCGTAGTCTTACAGTATCATTATTCTCAAAAACTGCCATCGAAGGAAACCCTTCGAATGATTCTACAATGAGATAATCATTTATGGCAGAATCAAAAGTTACTGCAAGTTTGGCAACGGATTTAGCTATGATTTGGCTTCCCGCTAAAGCCATTTCTAAATCAGCAATAAATGCTTTAGCGTGTAATTCACCTACTGTGATTTTATTAAACACGCTTCCATCTCTACCGATATAATATCCTTGTATCGGGTCAGAGCTTACAAAGTTATCCGAATACATATCACCATAAATCTTTGCATTACCATTTAGATTTAATTTTTCGGTAATAGTGGTTGTGCTAACCCCTATTCCCAATCCATTTGTAAAAATAGGACTATCAATTAAACCTGTTGATGCAGAATAATGATAGGGGACATAGCCTTGAGATAAACTTGTAAATTTTGCAGTTACAAATGTCGGACTTGCACCTGTATGTATCGGCTGAATAGTATCAAGTGCATTATTGGTCAATTTTAGATTTGTAGCATCATAACTCAATGCAATACTTCTATTTGCTGTTAAGTCTCCGCCACCTGTTAGCGGAGCAGATGTGGTTATACTTCTTCCACCTGCAACGGCGTGATTAGTAGCCGTTGCCTGAGTATCAAGCTGTAAAGCCTGAGTAAATCTACCAGTGCCAGCAACATCTAATTTATAAGATAAATTTGTTGTACCGATACCTATATTAGTACCATCGGTGTAAACAATACTATTAGCAAATCCACTTGCTGTTTTGTAAGGCAAATAATTATTAGACAAACCTGTGAGTATCGTATTAACAAATGTTGGTGTGCTCGCAGTTGCAATCGGCTGTATAGTGTCAAGATATTGATTATTTACTACTTGTAAGTTTGTAGAACTATAATTGAAATACAGATAACCCGATACAAGCTGTAAAGGTGGTATAGCCCCTGCCAAATCTCCTCCGGAACCAGTTGGACAAAGTGTCCAAGTACCATTTTTCCTGCCATAAACAGAATTATCAGAAGGTGCATCATCTAATATTACTGACGTTAAACATTTCCATTGTGCTGCCCCTAAACCTGCACTAATACATTGATATATCTTTTCGTGATATGTGTCTATCCAAAGGCTGCCTACTTCATAACCTAATTGAATATCATCATTTACTGTCGGTGCTGAAACTGCATCTAATTTGTTTAATGCCTCACTTAACTTTTTCCATTTAGCTTGTAAGATTGTTGCATCAATACACTGATAAATATGCTTATGGTTTATATCTACCCACAAACTTCCTATTTCATAGCCTAAACTACTATCTGCAATTTCTGTTGGTGGTACTGTTGCATTTAATTTGCTCGTAGGTGAACTAATCTGTCGCCATATAGCTTGTGCAGGTGTAGCATCAAGACACTGATAAAGTTTATTGTGAAGTTTATCTAACCAAAGACTTTTTACTTCATAGCCTAAACTACTATCCGCACTTTCTGTTGGTGCTGTTGTCGCATCTAATTTATTTAATGGAGAAGTAATTTCTCGCCATATCGCCTGACCAAGTGTGTTATCTACGCATTGATATAAATGTTTGTGAACTTTATCAAACCAAACACTGGAAAATTCAAAACCAAGATGAATATCATCGCTTACTTTAGGTGGTTCAATAGCATCTAATTTACTATAAGCCTGGCTAATTTGTCTCCATTTCGCTTGACCATAAGTAGCGTCTGCACATTGAAAGATAGTTTTTGTAAGAACGTTTAACCATAAACTACCGATACTATATCCAAAACGAATATCGTGATTAACGGTAGGATTGATGGTAGCTGTAAAATTATTTACAAATCCACTGCCACCTACCTCGTCATTTAATTTCAAATCTTTTAGCTTTGCCATTATTTTAAGATTTCTTTTAGATCGTTAATAAACGTTCCCAAAAAATTGATTATGTCTTGTAGTGTCGCTTTATCTATATCAATAACAGTAGTCTTTTTAATTCCACGCATTTTATAAACATTAAGCTGATTTAATATTTTATTAAACTGTTCTTCATTTTGCTTAATAACATTCTCAAATTCTTTATCAGCCGATTCATCCTGAATCTTACCCTTTGCAATTCTTTTAATGTTCATTTGATTTCGTTCTCTTTATTATAATATAAGCTCCTGTACTTCCACCCAATGAATAGAACAATATTTCCATCAAGTATTCCGGACTATTCATTATATAGTAAAAAGCGACATAGCTAACAACAGTTAAAATAAAACTTACCAATGCACTTTTTGCAGCATCTCTTTTCTGAACTGCAATTACATCTATCGTTGCAAGAACGTCTAATAATGCACCTAATAAGAAGTATCCTATTAATATCCATAGTTTCAATTAAACCTTCCTGATCTTATTGGTTTCCATAATACGCCAACTGAATGAATTGTTATAGCACTACCTGGTAGGTATGCTCCTCCAACCGTTATTTTGATTGAAAATCTTCTTGCTGGTTTACGATTGGCTAAGGGAATAGGTATTACCAGTTTTTCTCTTTGATTCTTAGAATATAATGTAATTGCAGGTAGGCTAACTCCATCTATATAAATATTGATTGTGAAAGTCCCCTCCGAATAAGTACCAGTATAATCTAACCACATACTTCTGAGAGTAAAGAAATCAGTCTCAGTTAAATTTTCACCTAATAAATCAATATCAAAATCTATTGATTGCCAAGTACCAGCCATTGGGTATAGTATTATTCCTGGTATTCCTTCGCCTGGAATAAACTTCGTATCTGTAATTGCACCTGAATCTACATAAATCATACCCGTTAAATCCATAAAGCAGACATAAGAATCTCTAGATATTGCATAATGTATTGGGTAAATATCTCCGGAATTTACTCTTTTAATCCAACCTCTTTTAGTTAAAATATATTCTGTCCTATTTGTCGTGTCGCCTGTAAAAAATCTATAAGCATTATCTCTTTCTTCTCTTACTGCAACTATTCCAGTTTTATTCGTTAATGCTCTATAATCTTCTCGTATCGTTCCATCTGTAAGACTTACTGTATTAAGCCCATCCGTTGCCATAATATCATTTATACCACACCAAACAATTTTATCGCCAAAGTTTACAATACTTTTTCTTGCAACTACTCCATTACCATATATAATTTCTCTCGTTGCCCCTGTTTCTGGATCAACCTGCTGATTACTATTAGACCTAAAAGCCATAAAGTTCATATTCGGTAATATCTCAAGTCCTATCAAATCATTCCCATCAAAATTCTCAAGATCAATATATCTTTCAGCACTAATGATATGGTACATATAAGCTCCTGCACCAGAAATATGCGAAGAGACTATTTTATTAACATATCTTTTTTCAATGTAAGGATTGACTAAAAATGTTCTTCCCCTTGTTACGATAGCATCATCCCAAGATTTTATCATATCAAAAGTTGCATTATATCCCAACATATCTACCATTTCATTATTACTAATGCTTGTTAAATTAGCTGTCCCCTCCAGGTTTTCCATTATTGAAAGACCATCAATGCCAATATGTGCATTATTAGCTAATGTCCCATAGTTAGCAGTATCGTGTGGATCAAACAGTAAAACATTACTATCCATTGTTGGTTTAACCTGAAAACTAAACTGTTGCCATTCGGTTGATAATGTAAATGAAAATGTTTGTGGAAAACTACCTGGAGCATCTACATCTAAAGTTAACGTGTGTCCTGCTGTAATCGGATCTCCCTTCGCATAAAAACTAACATTATATATTTTCCCTGCCTTAAATAATCCTACCTTTGCAGTCATTAAGTTGAAGTAGAATGGCAATCCAGTAGTATTTTGTAGTTTTATCCAATAAAAACCATCAGCAGCAGGCGTTGAATCGTCTTGCCCTGCACCTGCAACTGATATTGTGCCTGCTCCCATAGATTCGAAAAATCCTGATGTGCTATTAGTTTCACTTCTTGAAGCAGCGTTACCGATAGTATATTTTTCTGTAAGCATATCAGGCGTTGGCAAGGTTAATTCACCACGATCATTTATTAACCATTTATCAGCTACATATTGGTCCGAAGTTTTTAATTCATATTCCTGGACAAAGAAATATGGATTGGTTGGTATTGTATCATCTGCATTGGCAGTTGTCGCACAATATAACCTAAGTGAAGTAATTCTTTTATTTAATACTCCCATTTTAATTTTAGGTAAAACATTCAAATCATAAGTATTGTCTAATAGAATGCTTTTCTCAGTTAATAAAATCTCGTTATATCCATCTATCAATCCTGTAAGTCTAAAAAAATACTTCCCTGCAGAAAGTTCGTCTCCACTTGTACCAAGTGTTGCAAATATATCTAATCCATAATTGTGGTAATCAATAGGAATATATGGTTCACAAATAATATTATTAAGAGTGGAATAACTACTATAATAAGCATTAAATACAATGCTGTCGTTATGTCTTATTTCTGCTAGTTTCAGATAATTTTTTTTATAACCTATTAAAAGACCTATTTTATTTTTTTCTCCCCCTAGTGCAATAACTACATCGTCTAATACTTTATGTGTAGATAGTTGATTAGATGTAGAATTATACATACCCGTTAGATATTCATAAGGTATGTAGTGTCGCATAAATACAAGTTCATCACCGCTTGCCCAATCGTGTGTATAAGCAGTAATATTCACTCTTAATCTAGAACCATTTGCATCACTATAAATAACTTGATGAACCTGATAAGGATTTTTAGAGATATTAACTACTGTCCAACCATTTAATTGATTCACAAGTCCAGTAGATGAACAATCTAAAGTGATAGCATTATTAGCTACTCCGCCATTAGAAATTTTTGTAACGATAGTATGATTAAGCCAATACTTACCAGTTGTAGAGCCATCCCAATTTTTTGTTACCCAATTAGTGCCATCAAACTGATGAGAAGAAAATAATAATACAATATTTTTATTGCTTGGGGCAGGATAATCGCCTGATGATGTTTCGCCTGCAAGCGTGCCTTTTGCTACCCAAATTATAATATCTTGTTTAGCAGTGGTTTCGCTGATATAAAGATTTTCAAAACCTAAAAAAGTAATATTAGACAGTTTACTCCTATAATCAGGAGCTAGCGGAATATCAGATTTTTGGAAAAATCCTTCTCGTAATTGTAAATCACCAAGAACATTTCTAAGATCGAAATTCTTACATTCCTGACATTGTGTTTTTCGTGGTGTTCGATTAGAAGTTGCAATGCCTTCAAAATTGCTTATTTCAAACTCTCTCCAATCACTCATCTATCTTCCTTTATTTTTGCTTTTGTTTTAAGGAAGTTTCTTTTTCTACGTTTAATTGTCTAATAGCTTGAGTTCTTTGATCAACATTGCTTGAAAGTGCGTTTGGAGGTGTTTGCTGACCTAATTCATATACTTCTATTTTACATTTATCAATCAATAACGGGATATATTTATCTTTAAGATCAATATAATCTGAATCATTAACAGGCAAATTAGGCAATCTATAATAGTGCAATGTTAAAGTCCCCCAATTTAGTACATTGTTACCCTTCCATAAATATAAGGTTTCACCGCCTTGATAATAAAATACAGAATTAGAAAAGTGAGAAATCCCTTTTAGATTTTCAAAATCAAATGCCTTGCGTGGGGAGACAAGTCCATTTACTGAATCAACTAACTTAACTACTTTATCAATTTTCAGGGATGATAAATCTAAACTTGTGGTAGATTGTGCAGATAAAACAGCGTAACCTAAAGAACCAATATCACCACCCATAGCATTAGTTACTGTAAAAGCATTGGTAGAAATTATACTTGCAATAGATGTAACGCCTGCTCTTGTAAAACTCACTCTATCAAATAATATGATTCTCTTGCCTATATCGTTAGTAGTAAGTCCGTGTGAAGACATTGTTACTGTTTTTGTACTATTTGTATAAGTTCCTCCCGATACAACAGAAGTGCTATAAAAAGTGGTTGAATCTCCCAAAATAGTTGTACTTTCATAATCTGGTTGCGTTGCACCATTAAGCATTTCGCAAATGTCAAGTAAATTTTTACCAATAATTTCTGTTAATGTTTGTGGTTGTACTTTATCCGGTGCAACTTCATTTGCTAAGTCTCTGATTAAAGATTTAACTTTTTCTAATGTGTAATTTTTAGATAACATTATCTCATCTCCTGTGTATCTATAAGGAATAATTGTAAAGCAATTTTTAATATTTCGCTATGCCATATTGCATTAAAAGGATGATCATTTGTTCCACCATTCGTAAATCCCGATCCAGTTGATGGGTCCACTGGTCTTCGTATATAATTTAATATAACCGTCTTAGCATTAAATGAACTAGCTGGAAAGAATGAAATTGTTCCTTGTATTTCAAATGCTAAAAGATTTGTTGGACTAGCTAAATACATCTGATTGCTGTTTGTTTTTACTATCGCATAAAGTGATTTCTTTAAGAACTTTATCAAACTTGTATCTAAAATGCCATCAACTGCCTTAAAAAAATCAAAGGTGTTGTTAGCAGCTAATGTATATGTTCCATCCGCAGTAGTAGTTATAGTCTGGCTCTTATATAATTCAGGGAATATTTCAATAAATTGTTTAGAATCTCCCTGCACTCCCTCCCAAGATTTTCTAAATAATTCATCAAGTGCTCTGTTTATATATCCATCTCTTTCAGCATTGGATAATATCATACCATTAGTAGAAGCAGAAATAACCACATCACCAATCACTTTAGAAAAACTTACATTCAGACTGTCAAATTTTGGCGAAGGCATTTTATTCTATCCTTTGTGCTTGTTTTGGATAGTTATGTTTAATATTTACATTTCTTTGCAGCAGATCAATTTCTTCTTCATATTCAGCCTTAAAACTTTTATCATACTGTGCACATATCCCTAATATTAAAGCATCATCGCACTCTTCAGGCACTTCCGGAGGCATTTCATCATCCATATCAATTAATGGATTAGTTTGAAATCCCCAAACGATAATTATATTACCCGAAGTTGTTGGTATAGGTCTTATGTATAAGCGTCTATTAAAAAAGGCAATATGCACATTTGATGGATCTGTATCATTCTTATATTCTTCAAATTGTAATGGAGAGACAACTGTCAAATCACAATTCCAGGAAGGTGATATTCTAAATATCTGCAAACTTTTATAATCTGAGAAATCTACATATTCCATCCCACTTTGAAGTTCCAGAATAAATTCTTTTTCAAGGCATTTAGTTCTAAGCATAATATCGCCTTGAACTCTTTTAGCCTTACCATAAATATCTCCATTCTGAATATCAGCTACATCTACCTGCTTTAGATTAAGTCTGATTTGTGATACAATATCGGCAACTCTGCTGTCCATTGTACTCTCTTATTTTTTCTGATTAACAATTTTATCAATAAGCGTTTCAACTTTAATATTTACCGGATATTTAATACCTAATTCATCTGCTCTATTAAAAACTTCTTTAGGATTTGATTGTGCCAGTGCTGTCAGTTCTGCAAGCAATAAATTCTTTTCATCTTCCTGTTTGGCTTTTTCTTCATTTGTCGTAGCAACAAGTGGTTCATCATCTTCAACTGATGCTTCAACCAATGGTTTTAGTTTTTGTCCTGTAAATTTCTGATAAACGTTTGGATTGGCTGTAATATAAGCCTGAGCAATTTCATCTGGCAATTCAAAAGGTTCATTTGCCTTAAATTCTACTCTTAGTCTTGCTTTTAATCCAAAACGACCCTCAATCTGTTCTATGACACCACTGATAGGACTAATTAACTTCATACTAATTTTCCTTTTAGAATGTTAATAAATAAATACAAGCGGAGGACAAAGCCTCCGCATAAGTATTAAGCAGCAGCAGCACTAGATACCCAAGTGCTTGTACCACTTGCAGCTTTTTTAATGTGATACTTATTAGCCTGATGATCCCAAATTTTTGAGTATAATGGTAAATTAGCAAAGTTAGCTAATGTAATTGCACCACTACCGATGTATTCACATTCGACTACTTCACGGATATTACCGCTAGGATCAACAGAGGCGTGAGCACGGAAATTTGTTAGTGTATCAGCAACAGCTTTTGTAAAAGCATATTTGTCCATCCAGGAACCGCTATCAACTTCTCGTGCATAGTTATATTTTATTCCAGCAGCCATTTTCAGTTTCCTTTAGTTTATTGTTCATAATTTTTTAATTAAAATCAGGTGAGATATATTTCAATCCCACCCTTCTACATCATTTTAAGTCCAAGCCAATGTAAATGGTGAATAGGTAGCAATAACCAAAGAAGATGTGTTCTCTTTGAAGTTACCTGCTGTACCATAGTAACCATCTGTATCGTAAATATCGGCTCTCTCGAAACCAACGATCATTCTTGAAGCCTCTGATTTCTTGTTATTGTAATCCCAAGTTTCGGATTCAAATGCAAGTGGTGAAGCGTAACCGCAAGCAACTGCACTAGCACCTAAGAGAATTGCAAGTTTTCTGTTTGTTTCGTGAACAGGATATTTGATTGGATTGGCGTTACCATAATTCACTGTACCTCTGGCAGATGAGTAATTAGTGTCTCCGCTTATCTCAGCACCAGGAGCATTCTGATCTACATAAATGTAGCAACCTCTGTATAATCCAACGATTTCACCGGTTACAAGTCTATTTGTATCGTTTCTTGGACCTGCATACTGATTTGCATTTACCCATTTTTCATCACTAAACAACTGTAATGCCTGATCAGGATTGATTACCATTATGTAATATTTCCCGCCATTGATTGCTACTCTTGGTATCTTCAATCTTGAAGCAAGGGCAACAGCATTTTCAATAGTCTTAGTTGAAAAATGACAAGCAGCAGTATCAGTTAAAGAGTTTAGAGCAGTAGCTACGTTTGTTTCATAAGTAGCAGGAGTATCACTCCAGGTAGCTTTACCATAGCCTGCAACATAGAAATTAGGATGAGATGCAGGGGTAAGTCCTAAACCACCATTAGCTTTTGATGCTGTAATGTTATCTGAATAGCGTCTTAATAAAGCCATATAAGGCTGAAATCCTACATATCGGATATTAAAATCCTGTAATTGTTCTTTAGAGTTTGTCATTAACTCTTTCTGAACTTCAGGTTTCTTTAAGACTTGTTCACTCATTGCACCAGTTCTGATCAAAACAGGTTTTCTTACCTGATTGATAGTAACTGTCTTATAAGTGATTTTTTGTGATTCTTCATTTCCAAGTGCCTGATTATCACCATAGATAGGTAATTCAGTAAGTGGATTGATTACAGGAACATCCATTGTAGCACTACCTTCGTGTTGGAAGTTAGTAACCATTTCAATAGGCATACCCGTAGGTTTTAATCTCTTAGTTTCGCTTGATCCTAAACCAACAGATGAAGGATAGCGACCTTTTGAGCCAATAAATCCAATGAACTGACTCCATAGTGGAACTTCAGTCCAAGCAGCAAGTGCCATTTGTTTGGATAAAAGTGCTCGGTAGGCTTTCATATCAGTTGTGTAAGCACCCATTTCTTAATCTCCTAAGTTTTATTTAATCACGGCATTCTCAAGGATTTCTCTGATCTTATCCGGATCATCAATTTTGTCTATATCCTCAGCAGTAATGCGTGAAATGATTTCTCGTTTTTGTCCCTTTGTTGTAGCATCAGCGAGAGTTTTTGGAGTGCCATCTTTGTCTGCATCTTTAGCTTTGTAGCCTTCTAAGTGAGCATTAGCTTTTATTTTTGCCATAATCTTTGGCATTTCTAATCGGTAAAACTCAGTTACAAGTGCTTCGCTATCAATGATTGGAATACCTTCTAAGAGTGTCCCCTTTTTACCAATCTGAACTATTTTACTTTTCGGTTCTCCATTTTCATTGAAAATGATTGAATCTAGCAAAGTATTATTACCGTCTTTGTCAATAGTAAAGTCATAACCAAGAGCCTTCAAATCAGCGTTAAAGTTCGCTGCAAAGTCCTGTATTGTCTTAACAGCTTCTTCAACGTTATTTTTATTGATCTGATCGTAGTTCTCACGAATGGTTATTATCTGATGATAATCACGTTCAATATCCTGAACTACTTGCCTTTTCAATTCAAGAAACCGATCAGCTTCTTCTCTATCTTCATAATTCAGATTGTTAAGCCAGGATTTTCTCTCTTGAGGGTCTTCTGGCAATTCAGGAAACTCCTGCACCAATCTCTGATAGATCATCTGATCTTTTGCTTTTTCAACATCGGGGATTAATTTATTTTGTGGAGCTGTCGGCTCAGTTCTTTGTTGATACTGTTCCGGCTGTTTAATGTCTTGTTTATTGAAAAGTTGCTCGCTTCGCTTTCCAACAAGACGTTGAGCATTGATCGTTATAGATAATGCTTTAGGTGTAAATTTCTCTCCCTTCAGCTTCTCTAATATTTTACGATCTCTCTCATCTGCCTGTGCTATATATTCATCAGTAATCTCAATTAAGTCTTGTGCCTTATCCGTTTTTGCCTTGTCCTCTTTCTGAGGGGGCTGTATGGGGGCTTTAGATTCATTGGATTGTGCTGAATTATCTTCAGGCTTATTTTCGGTTGTAGGTTTCGATGTCTGATTAGATTTGTCCGCACCTTCGGTTTCATCTCCCTTTGGTGTTTTATCGGGATCATCATCAGACGATTTATTGTCATCTTCTTTTGGTGGATCAAATAGTTCGGAAGCTGCCTTTATATCTTCAGGCGATTCAAGTTTATCTATAACTTCCAAACGATGTAATTGATCGTCTTTAAGTTCTTCTTCTTCTGCGTATGGATCTTTGAAAGTTGGCATAAAAACCTTTCTCTTGTTATTGCTTAACTTTTTGAAATTCTATTACCATTATCTGAAGTCCGGTGAATGCGTCTTGTGCAACACCATCTTTGTCTATCATCTCAAAATCAATTCTGTAATTTGAGTTTGGATCAGCAATCACTCCTCCATTAACGAACCTGTATGAACTGCTCAATAGAGAATTATGAGTTGCGAAAAACACCGCTTTCTTAGCACTAAAAAAATTCGGGCAAGTAAGTCTGAATTTCCCTTGCGATACTCTGCTTATTGTTATTGCTCCAAAATCATTTTGCAGAGTAGCTTTAACAGTAGGATTGCTCGTGCTTGATTGATCAAGTATCGCTATAAATTTTCTGTTGGCTCTTTCCATCGTTTAACCAAGTTCTTTCTGAAGAATCTGGACTAACTCTTCCGGAGTTGAAGCATTAACCTGTTCAGATTGTCCGTTAGCATAATTCAGTGTAATGGAATAACCTTCACCGGATTTGCTTATCGTTGCATTTTGTACCTGTCCTTCAGCTTGTTCTTCAGCAGGTGGTGCTTGATATTCAAGGTCCTGTGCTATCTTCTTTTTTCTGTCTTCCATTGATAAGGGCATTTCTTCTTTTACTTGCATTTCTGTTATTCCTTTTATTTTTTCCCAAAAAAAAAGCCCTCAACAACCATCAGTTTTTCTGATAGCTGTTAAGGGCTCTGATATTACAGTTAGCCTATGTCAGTATATGTTCAATTAAAATTCGAGAGAGTGCTTCTGCCTGAAGTGATGTTCTTATGTAGGGGGCGAACATCTTGAAATTTTTTTTTCATTTAATAATCGTGAGGATAAAAAGATAACTTCAGCCATAGTCTCATTAAGACTACCCACTCTCTCAATATTTCAAAGAACCTTTTTTGTAGCGGGAATCGGATTTGAACCGATGACTTCAAGGTCATGAACCTTGCGAGCTGCCAGACTGCTCTATCCCGCAATATAAATTTTCCTTTTTATAATCAGCCCGACTGTATTGCAAGTCAGGCTAATGAAAGGATGTGTGTATGAACTATTCGAACTTGAAGATAGTAACAACAACAAGTTACGATTGCAAAAATGCACAATTAGGAATAACTATGCAATCCCTTAAGGTATTATTTTTATTATCCATTTATTCCCAAACTTTGCGTAACTAAATTCTGTAAAAAATCATCAACTTGTTGATCTTTTTGTGCATCAGCTAATTGCATACTATCTTTTTGTAAAGACATTTCAGCCTGCTTCAATGCTTGCCCACCTTTAATTGCTTCAATAAGTTTAGTAAGTGCACCCATTTTCAAATCCTGTTCGGTCATTCCATTTATTCTTTCAAGGATTGTCAGTATTTCCCCTCTATATGGAGTATCTGAAGCCTTCACCAATATAGGTAATATCAGCATACCTGCCTGTGGATTGACTTTAACAATAAATTCCATAATATCAACTAATTTCAAATACTCTACTTCCCTTTGTGTCTTTCCATAAGGAGCTTGCGAAATATCAACATCATATTCACCAACAGATAAATCATTCAGGATTGAGCCATCAAATGCCCTGATATTTACTTTCAGAAATTCAGGATTGTCTGCATCTTCGGTTAATCTTATTTCCCTTTCCTGTTTCATATACACTTGCACATAATCAATCACATTTCTTCCAACCATTAAACTTGCAGTATCAATATTATCAAACAAATAAGACAACATCTGATCGCTTTGTTCTTTTTTTGCCAGGAACAGTTTGCCAGTTTCCTGTTTACTTTCCTGCATTCCCTTACTTGCTTTTGATACACCTGAAATTTCCTCTGTTAAATACTTACTTTCTTGCGTATCTTGCAGTAATTCCGGAGCAATTCTTATTGGCTGATCTTCCTGCACTCTGCCCCAAAAGCCTTTATTTACTCTCTTATAGCTTCCAATCTTTCTATTTAACCACTCATCTTCAAAGCCATCAATAGCACCTGCTTCAACTGTCCAACCTAAAGACTGGCTTCTTACAAGTATTTCAAGAATTGTTGATCGTCTTTTATTATAATCAGATTGCGGATCAATAAGTTCATCTACCAATGATTGAGTGTGCATTAAATCAGCGTGGAAATCATAAGCAAATACTAGTGTGTGCATAAAATTACCATTCTGTACCTTATATTGCACATCTTGAACCTTTGCTTCAAATGCAGGAATAATACTTGTTACCCACATTTTCTTTTCAAGTCCCCTTGAAACCTGAAGCAAATCTGGTCTTGGGAAAGCACCTCTTATTGCCTGAAGTTTTGCATTATCATATCCTTTACTATCTTGCGTAGCTATAATCTTGGTAATATCATATTTCTGATTGCCAACAGGATCATAAAGTTTCCAGGTTCTTTCAACTCTTCTTTCGTGTGCTTCAATTACCATAAATCTGCCTGTGGTACTGTCAAAGTACATATTCTGGTCATTCATAATGCTAGGATTATACGAATCCTGATATTTGCCAGTTAAGAAATGCCCAACAGCACCATACAGCCTTGATAACATTGTGCTAACAAAATTCTTTTTCTTTACAGGATCTTGTATAAAATATTGGTCTGCTTTTTGGATAAGTTCTTCTTCAAGGTCTAAATCGGTAAGTGCAAAGGTGGTGATTATTTCATCAATCGTGTACCAGGCTACATCGTAAATATATTGACAGTCTTTCATAGTTATATCGGTAAAATCCATATCAAACATCAATCTGAATGGATTATATCGTTTGATTTTCATTCTGCCTAATGGATCATCTTCCCAACTCCAATTATTGTAAATTACTCCCCATCTGCCTATAATCGCATCTAATACTGCTCTTGATTTCTGATAATCCCAATTATTCTGTGTTAGCATCCAATCTAAAACCTTATTAAACATTTCAGCCTTATAGTGATCATCTGAAGTTCTTCCTATTACTTGCAGTTTCTTTCTTCCTGATCGTTCAAGTCCGCTTACATATTTGATAATTGGTGAGATAAGATTATACGCATTTGCAGGTCTGTCTTCCTTTTCAAGTTTCCGCTTTGTTTTTTCATCCCATTGCAGCGAAGAAACAAGCATATTAAAATTACGGTATCTTTCTTGATTGATCGGTCTGAATTTATCAGAAAGCATCATCTGAATTGCCATCATTCTTGAAATGGTATCAGTGTCGGTATATTTTGTAACTTCCATTTTTCATTTTGTATGTTTAATAATCATAAATAAAAAAGCCCCTGAGAACCTTACCGTTACATAAGATTTTCAAGGGCTTCTTCCGAATTACCCAAAGTCAATAATGTGCTATGCTATGCCTAAGTTTTCAAAACTTTGCCCGAAAAATATGTAATTAAAAATAAAAAGTAATGGTATTAAGGTATTATTTTTAATATTAGTGCTTTAAGGTCTTTATAACTCATTTTACACCGATAATCAAAGCCTTCAAATCTGATTGTTGATTCTATCTCATCATCTACCGGATTGATCAGTTGCACAAGGTCTAAATTTACAAGAGACATAACAACTTGTTCGTTTTCTACTGGTGGTTTAATACCTAACTGTTCATAACGTTCAAGTTCGTCTGATGTATTTGTTAAAAGTATTATTGGTAATTCTATAAATGTCATTTCATCTTTCTGGTTTTCCTTATTGCGTAATCATTCTTTATTCTTTTATTTTTAATCGGAAAGCGTGTTCTACAATCACTACAAATATCAGTTTTACTATCGCAACACTATCCGCAGATAAAACATATTCCAAGAGTAACTTTTGCTCCTATTTGTCTTTTGCCCCTAAAATAGAAGTTACTTTCGTTTAGTGCCATTTCTGTTACTAAATCATAACTGGACTTTATAAAAAATCTCATAAAGATTCCTTAATGTTTTATCGTTTAATTTATCCTCACTCCCCAATAAATACCGATACTACCACTGATTACTTTTCTGTCAAGGTCATAACCAACACCACCACCAAGAATTAAAGGAAATCTATTATCCCAAAAACTTTCACTATCTTTTTCATTGTTTTGAGTTTTTAGTAAATGGTTTTCTTTTATCAACTCTTTGTTTGTTGCTCTAAGCGTGCCGATTATATCATCCTGCTTCAGTTGTAATTGGTAAGCAACATCTAACAAATCAATCTTGCTCTGTAACTGTGAAAAATACTTAGCACCAAATCCAATCTCCCTGTTAGTTAAAACCACTCCGCTATCTGGTAAAGTGCCAAGACTAATCAGCCCTTTCCTGTACTCTACTATTGCCTTTGAACTATCTTTTTTAATTGTGCTGTCTATTTGGTCCTGTCTCTCTCTCTCAACTTCAATAATCTTTGCAGGCAAGTTTTTGAGTGAATCAAGATTTTTCAAAAGTTTCTGCACTACCTTATCCAAACTATCAGCCTTAAAATTTGCCTTAGCTATATCAAGATCATACTTTTGCTGCCAAATTCTTTTCTCTACATCTTTGCCTTTTTGATAAGCACTAAATACTATCACGCCAAACAAAACAGCAATAATGATGTAAAGAAATAAATTCTGTTTCATTTCTTCTCTCCCTCATCTATTGGATTTTTTATGAACAATCTTTTCGCTGCATCACCTTTAACTGTTATTTCAAACATATTATTCCCATCAGCTCCAATGTTTAAGACAATCTTTGCATTCAATTTCTGGCTATGCAATTCGTTTATGATCTTGCTTAATTCTGCTCTACTTACACTAAGGTCTTGTTGATTACCACTTGAAGGCGAAGATGTAAGTTTGTTTACGATCATATCAACTTCTTTCATTATTTCTGATGGCTTCTTTGTTGGCATTGCTATTAGTATTCCTCTTTAGTTAAGCACTCAAACAAAACAGCATAATTTACTATATCTGTAACTCTACCTTCGTTACCTTCGCTTTTATCTACCGGATTATTTGGATTGGCTTTTACTGCATTGATAAGTGATAAAACGTGCTTCAGGAAATAAACCATTTGCACTTGGTAAGGCGTGATGTTTAGCAATTCCGCTATTATCTTAAAGTTACTCAAAGCATCTGCGTCTTTTGTGCCTGCATAACTCTCTCCCTTTTCCTGGAATATCTTTTCGCATTCAGCAAATCTATCCTGTAATATTTCTAATCTTCTTTGATTTGTCATATCTTTTTTGCCACTCCAAATTGTTGTAACCTTTTTATTTCGATAACTTTATTATTGTAATTTGCAATAAAGCATCTGCACCATACCGGATTTCGCTTTGTTATACGTTCTGACAGGGCTTTTGTTAGATCATTTACTGCTGTTTCTCTTGGTCCGCCTTTAGGTAACTTTGCGATTTCTGTCAATAATTCAACTGAAATTGGTACGCCATATCCATTTGAGATTATCTCTGATAAGGCTTTTAGGTCTTTACCTTCAAGATTTTCAAGCAAATACTTCTTAAATTCACTTGCACCCTGCCAAACCATATAGCCAATTATTCCTGTCCCATAACATTTCTTGCACTTTTTATCAGCCAATTCATCAAGCCAAATCATTGATGGATCTGAAAGTCTGTCTTTTCTAAGACTTACTTCGTCAGGATAATAGGTTACCTGGTTAATCGTTGTTGGCGAATCAACGTGCTTATCAACTGCCACAAGTTTAATTTCTACCGGCTGTTCCTCTGGTGATGGATGGAGCTGTATTATCTTAGCCATTGGATTTTTTCTTTCTGCTTGCTTTTTTTGGTAATTCTAAACCTTGAGACTTCAGGAAATTTTTATATTCTTTAAGTTTTGCTTCTTTGGCTTTTGCATCATTACAATTCTTTTGGATATTTAGTTCTAGCTGATTCAATGTTGCTGATAAATACTGAATTTGTTCCTTTAACCTTCTGTTCTCATCAAAAAGCTGTTGTTTCTTTTTTTCTGATTGAGTATCAAAAGTATAGGTAATGCCTGCGTGTGTGAATGTTGCGACACCATCAATTATTTGAAAATCATCTATCACATAATCATTTGTAGATGGTTCTTGCTTTACTTCCTCTGCCTTCACCTTATCAATTTCCTGTAATATCACCGATATAGAGTTATCAATAGCCTTCTTCTCATAGTAGTTTTTTGCAAGCATCTCATACAGATTGAATTTTAGGCTTCTGACTTTCTGAAACAATTTTTTTTGCAACACATAAAAACCAACCGCATCAAGGATGATGTAAACGATTATGCCTGCTATTATAAATTCCATTTTAGTGCTCCTTATAGTTTGTTTATTATCCAGTTCTCAATAATCCTACTTTGCTCAGTCGTTTTAACTATGCGATCAATACTTTCATCAGGAAATTCTTTAAGCACTGTTAATGCGTCTCCCTGCAATATTTTGTTAATTGGTAAGTCTGCCATCATCATCACTTAGCCATAAATCCCCCACTATCCTGCTTCTTAGCTTGTTGCTGTAATTTCCTAAGCCAGGCGTATGGTGTTTGCTCTTCAACTAATAGGTTTTTATCAAGGCTCATAACCAGGTAACGTAACATATCAAGTGCGTGATCGCTTACTTCAGGATCGTTTCCCCTGCCTTTTAGGTCCTCTACGTCTTTATCATCGGCTACAGCAGCCCCAATCTCATCAAGTAAGTGAGTGTTGAAATGGTCAAAGATGTAAAATCTGTCAGGGATAAGACTTTTAACCGCCCACCAACCAGGAATACGATCAGTTGTTGCAGGAATTAGGTGCAATCCGTGCTCCGCAAATATGTCAGCAAAGGTTTTGTCGCTTGCAATTATCGCATATCTGTCTTGTTTAGCCCAAGCATCTCTACCAGAAACAATAAATTCAGGCTTTCTGTCTCTCAATAAACGTCTTATAACGCTTTTTTCGCCCCAAAAGTGATCAAGGATTGCCTTAGCGTGTTGTTCTGGATTACGATTTGAAAAGTAATAAGTGGCTATATGATAGTAATTACGCTTGAAGTCAACAGTACCTAAGCCAAATGCACAAGGCGAAGAGTAACCAGGATCAATAGCACCAACAATTCGCCATTCAGGTGGAATCTCAAAAGGTTCAATTACTTGTTCTTTTTTGTTGAATCCTCTAAAGAACATACCGCCAAACACATCCCAATCACCCTCTAAGTAAGCTAATCTTAGCTGTTCCGGTAGTTTTGAAAGTGCTTTTGCATAGTCTGAATGCTTCAGTGTAAATTCTTTTCTCTGTTCGTCGGTCCATTTGGTGTAATAATCATCAACTGTAAATCCTTGCTCCTTTAATGCAGGTTCACTCCACAGCACATTATCGTAAATTTTGGCAGGCAAAAAGTAATAATCTTTCGGATCTTCATTCTCTAGATAGGTCTTGTCAATGAACAATCGCTTGATATATGCGTGTGAAATGTTGCCAGGATTCATTGTAAGAACCATCTTTGCTTTTGGCAATACCTTGCTTCTGTTCCTTGTTCGTAAAAACTCAATCATTAGTTGTGAGCTATGTGTCGCTTCATCGATAAAGATCAGATCATATTCTTTTCCCTGAAACGAATAAATATCATCTTCCCTCTGTGCATAGCCAAAGTTGATCATACTTAGGTTAGGCAGATATAGGATTTTCTCAGTTTTGTTGAAGTGCTCCCGAAATTCCGGATGAGTGACAAACAGTGGAATAATGTGATTTTCTAAAAGATCGTTTGATAAGCGTCTGAAGATAAGTATGTTTATGCGTGAATATTTTAAGGCAAGTATTAATGCTATCTCCCTTATTGCGTGAGACTTTGCTCCACCATTGCTGCCACCAAAACCAATAATGGAATAAGGGCTATTCTCTACCAGTTCAAGTAGTTTACTCTGTTTCGGCTGCAATGCTATGCTTAGCTTCATAGGCTTTACTTGTTATTTGCCTCTATAATCCTTGATTTCCAAAATAAACTCATTACCGTTTGCTCCGGTTATTTCGTTTCTCTGCCTTGCCTTGCCAAACTTTTGGTCCAATAGGTAAAATGCAGCATCAAGTCTAAGCCTTTTATTTTCACTGTTTGCTATGGCATTCTTAATGGTTTGCATGCAGAGTGCTACATCATCCTCAGTAATGAGTTCGTCTAGTTCTCTTTTACGCTTATTCGGGGAACCAGGCTTTCTTCCTGCACCTTTCGGATTTCTTTTTTCTTGAAGCATTTTAGCGGTTTTTGGAATATTTTTTAATTTTTTATTAAAATCGAAACATTTAGAATTTTCACTGCAAAAATGCAAAACTATGCAAATGTATGCAAGGTACTAAGGTGTTATTTTTTTTTGAGTGAGATTTTGGGAAAGAAAAGCCAACACAATCGGTTGGCTTAAAATATTATTTGTGCTTAGAAGGCAACTTAAGTGCAACTCTTAATAGAGTTATTATTGCATTAGACAGAGTTCGATTCTCTTTAATGCAAATATCCCTTAATTTATCCCTAAGATCATCTGGTAATCTCAGGGATATTGGTTTAACTTGTATTTTAGTTTTCATTTACCCTGCATACTCTTCGTCTATCTCAAACTCTTCCGGATTATCAGTTGGAAACCCATTGCCATCGAAACCTTTGAACCTTACGACTGCGAAACAATGCGGTTCATTTGGATTTGTTCCCTCTCTGAACTGGTCAAAATCTTTATTAAATTCGGCTATTATAGCCTTTATTTCGGCTATTCGTTCTTGCATCGTCATTTTTCCACTTCCTTGTTTTAGTTAATTAAATTTATTCGTTCTTTAAAATTTCAGACTCCAATAATATAGAGCCATCGAATATTGCGCCCGTCTTTGTGTGCTTTAATTTTCGCCATTAAGATCCTATAGTGATGCGGGAGAACTCTTCTTGCCCAAGTTTATTGTATAGAGCAATTATAAACTGCTCTTCTGTGCAAGGGGCAAGTTCGCTGTGCAAGGTTTCGACAATATCATCATCAGCTAATTGTATAATCGAGTCATAATCATATCTTTCAACAATTTCTGACGCAGTCATATCTATAAGTGCTCCGCTCCAGGGATTTTTAAGGGTTAAGATTGTTGGCTTGCGGGTTCCGATTTTTACAGTTTTCATTTTTGGCTCCTAAAAAAATTATTAAAAACGCTAACTCTACTAAGACGATTATAACTTTAATCTTTGTCATAAATCATTTCTCCCTTAAATTTCTTCGTTAAATCGCTTCTGTCGAATTGGGGGTATCTAACTATGGGTTTGCCTGAGATCGTGGCTTCTACCCCTGTTTCCGTTCGAAATTCGCCTATGTTTGCATCCCTATCTAACGTTATTGCAGGCTTTCGCCTAATTTCTACGTCTCTTTCGATCTTAAAGACGATTGCATCATCAGATAAACTATTCAGCATTGTATCAGATAAAACTATGCTTATAGCTTCGGCTAAATTTCTGGCTACGATAAGTTGAGAAATTCTTGAACCAACTTCAGTTTTGAAGGTTATTAAATATTTTCTCATTGTTATTCTTCTCCAAATAATTTTTTAAGATCGTATTGAAATCCATCTTCCGGATTATAGAGATCGAAATATTCTTTTACTTCGTCTCTGGTATATTCCATAACAGTTTCTTTGCCAAAAAGATAAAGGGCAACACGTTTGTACTCTTTATCAATAATGCCAAAGAATATTTTCTTAGGACCGATCTTATTCGGTATTGCTGTAACCATCAAATATCTTTCGGGTAGTTTTGGCTGTTCCATTGTCATCGTACTTATTCCTCCTTTCAAAGAACAAATAAACTTAGGTTGGCAAGCAGCAAGATAGTCCCAATTATAATCACTATCTTGAGTGTAATTGGATGGTTTTCAAATTGTTCGATTGTCATAACATTTTTCCTTTCTGTTGTTGTTACTAATGCAAACCTATGAAAGTTTGTTAACAAATGCAAGTCTTTGCATAACTTTTCTTAAATTTTTTTTACGGGTGGTTTTATTTTGAATTTTAAGATATTTCGGCAAATTACTCTCCTGCGTTTGCACTCACGTTCTCTTATGATTGTCTTGACTGCTGAAATCTTCATTTGGTAACGATTAGCTATGATGTAGAATCTTGTTTGAGGCTTTAACCTGGCAAGTCTGATATTGAAGTCATAGATCATTGAATAGTTCTTAAATGCAACCTTATCAATAAATCCTTTTTCGTAAAGTTTATGAAAAGATTTACTTTTGCGGATAGCTTCTATTTTTTCAAAATCAATATTTACTTGCTTTAACATCAAATTTAATCAGCAGATTGCCTTAGAATGATTTTGATGAATGTCTTAGTACCTCTTTCGCAATGATATTATTCAAGTCGTATAAGCTATACCAAAACTTTTTAATTCGTTTCCCGGATAAAACAATCAGATCATTTTTTTTGAGTAATCCTGCTTCCTGTAATTCTTTTCGCTTCCGAGCTCTTTGCTCACGCCTCTTATCCCTCTGATATTCGTTATAGCATTCAAGACAAACATTCCTGTTATCTAGTGCCTTTCTTCCTGGATGGTTCTTGCAATATCCATCAGAACTTTCATAACGTGCCATTATTGAATTTCTCCTTTCTCAACCATTTGTAAAAATTGTTCATTTCTTTTTTTTTGGCTAATATCTTCTTTGGGGTTATATTCGGTTTTATTTTTCCGCTTCATATCCTCAAGTAGCTGCCTGAAGATTTTAGCAGTTTCCGGATCTGGCTTAAAAATCTCTTCCTGCTTCTTGATTTCTGCTGCTCTTTGCTCCCGATCTTTTATCTTAGCAATCTCTTCAGCTTTTACCAATCCCTTCAAAACTCCCTCAAGATACCTAAAGTTGCTCCGCTTTCCATACTCACCACAAATTCGTGCTCCCATTCTTAGTTTTTCTTCACCATATTTTTTTAACAGATCAACAGATAAATTCAATAGATGTTCGGTAGGTATATTAAATTTCCATTCAGCAATAAAAATTGATCTAACTTTTCTTTCTTCAGGTGCGTCATTCGGATTAGCTGTTTGAGAAATTTCCTCCTCCCTTTTGCTATCTTTATCTTGTTCTTTTTCTTTTTCTTTTTCTTTTTCTTTATCTGCAACTTCCTTTGGAAATCTCTGGGAAATCCTTTGGAAATCCTTAATATAATTTGTCTTTTCGTGAAAGTCTTCAAAATAGTAATAATTCTCACTTTTCTTGAACTTTGGAAAGCTATTTTGTATCTCATTCAGTGCGCTTTCGATTACTTTTTGTTTCCAGTCTAAGTGCAAAAGTTGTCTAATTAGTTTCCAATCTGTCGGCAATTTGTTATAAGTCTCGGCTGCTGCGAGCACTAACTTGATAAAAAGTAGTTGTGCTTTCTCACTCATTCCGAACCACCGGTAGTCGTTTAAGAGACGTTTTTCTAGCTTCACAAAGACTATATTTTTGTATGGCATTTTTTACCTTTTTATTAACAGTGATTCAGCAATTTCTTTGAGTGTATTGAATTGATGATTGGAAATAGTTTTACCTTGCTCCGCAAGTCTTTTTATGTCATTTACAAAACCTTGCTCCCAATCATTTAAGTGAGAGAATTTCTTATAAACTTTTTCTAAGTAGGCATTGATAAACTTGCTCCGAAAATTCTCCATTATCGTGCTCCCAATAAAATTTAAGATAGATATTTGATTTAGGTATTCTTCAAAATTCTAGTTAATTTATCCTGCATATACAGTAATAATTTTCTTGGTTTGCCATAAGGGCATTGGTTTAATTGTCGTTCTACATCAAACAATAATCCTCTTACTTGGTCCTCAATTCTATTTATCCTGGATAAGAAAAAATGAATAAATACATTATAACCGGTAGTACCATACATATCTAAAATATTTTTAGCTAGGAATGGATAATTATATTCAAAGTCTTTTTTTAATTCTTCAATAGTCATTGTTCTATCTCATAGAATAGTTTACAGTCAGCATAGTTTTTCTTTCTTGTAAGTTCAATCCTATTCTTCATAAATGCACACGCAAGCGGAACCCACGTATGCTTGAAGAAATAAGCAGGGATAACTTTATTGATGAAGATTCCATACTTATCATATACCAATTTCTGATCAATAGAGAATCTCCGGTGTGCATCATTTTGGTTAAATGTTCCTTTTACATCAATCCAAAACTCATTCAGCACTTTAGCTGTAAGTAATCCGTGATCGTATTTCTTTAAGAACAGATCAGAGAAGACTATTCTAAAATCAGCCTGGTAAGCATGTGCAGCCAACAAATGCTTGTTTACTGTTTTAGTCTTAGTTTTTAATTGGATTTCTACCGGAATAGTCTTTTTGTCGGTGATAAGGAAAGGGGCTGGATGATATTCAACTTGCTCAATATACCCTGCCTTAGCAGCCTCTTCAATCCATTGAGCAAAATCTACTTCTTCCTGCGAATCATAGATAATACCATTGTAGTTATAAGTTTTTTTCATTCTGGATATTCCCTTATTTTTAAGTCCTCTGGTATTTCCTTTACTTTATCAATCTGTTTCATAAAAAAAGCTATATTGTTTTTCATAGTAGTTATTTTGACTTTTGCGCTTTCTTTTTCCGTAATAATGATTAAATTCCAATGTTTTATTCATTTCTTACTATGCAGTAGTTATATTTATTTGGCGGCTGGCTGTTCTGTTAAATAAGCCATCCCACAAAATGGGCAATAACTATGTATTACACTTACGTGGCTGTTCTTTGTTCTTTTCTTTCCGCTTTTAGTTGTTACTGTTTCTTCAATAATTACAGCATTAGTCAATGAACCATTCAAAATATTTTGGTCTCTGAAATAAACAAAAGCATTCCCGTCAATATTATTCTTAGCTTTTATTTTAGTTATCAATTCTTCTGTGCATTTACAATTTGGTTTATACATCTTACAATCTCCCGCCGCCAAAAAATATAACTATTGCCTCAAATCCGAATTGCTTTCGCAATTCTTGATTTGAGTTTTGTTGGCTATTTTTAGTTAATAAATTATTTATCATTGTTTTTCAAAGTCCGCAATCGGTTTAGGCAAAGTCTCGTTAGCGTGAATTTTTGCTTTCATATTCGGCTATATGTTTTTCATATCTTTTCTCAGAACATTTTTCACAAATTGGTGTTTCGCTTTTAGGAAAATATTCACCATATACGGCAGAATTACCACTATAAATTTTACTTTCACCTGGCTCAAACTTACTTCCACAATCTCCGCAAAAATCATCGCTAACATCGGGCTCAACCCGACTGCTTTCAGTAAGTGCTCTCATTATTTTTTGTGTAGTATCATTAAGAGTAGCCAAGTAAGAATATTCAGAGCCGAAACAATTACAGTATGGAAATTCATCCTGTATTATTTTTTTTACCTTTTTAAAAGTTATATCTTCCATAATAAAATTCCTTCCTTTAATTAAATTCCGCAGCGGGTTAGCCCGCAAATCGTTAT